TATTGTGCATCAGTTTGACGTATTTTCTTCCTATCTTGAATTCGGTTTTAATTTTGTATTCATCGTACCAATGAGCCCACACCTTGTCTTTATTGTGTTCATATTTGGCGATTTCTTGTGCTCTTTGCGCCCAAGTAGCATAATCACATGCCATCTTGTTAAGAACATTCTCAATTACTTCTCTATTCACTTCACTCATAATGTGTTTACCTCAACGATTTCCTAACCTATGCGTATATTATACCATTATTTTTATGGAAATGTCAAGGTTTATTTTCATTTATTTTCATTTAAATATCCCACGGATATTTGTTCTTTGATGGGTGTATATCATCTGTTTCGGTCACACACGTTAGCGATTCAATCGTAACCTCGCCCTTGTACGGCCAAGTCTGCCGAGGTGGTAGTTTTCCTACCTGACTTGCATTATCGTACCATTTTTCCCCATATGACATCTGGTTAACGGGATCGCCAGTATCAAGGAAAGTAACTACAGTTGGTTTATATCCAAGTTCTGTTAATTCAAGATGACGAACCCATGTAACGCTACCATAGGCGACTATTATAACTTCATCATTCACATCACACATTCGTGCAGCAGCACCATTAACCGAAATTGTAAATGATCTTTCGTCGGGAATTGCGTATGTTGTAAACCTATTACCGTTGGTGATGTTGTATATTTCAATTTGCTGATATGGTAATATATTCGCCTTCTCTAATATATCATTCGAAATTCCACAGGATCCCTCATAATTAATGTCACATTCGGTGACTATTGCACCATGTATTTTTGATTTTAATATTTTTATCTCCATATCACACCCCAATGTCTTTATAAAAACTTTTCCAAAGTTGATGGAACCTCAACCGAATCTATTCTTGCATTTGCAATCTCAAAATACTCTTTCTCTCTCTCAATACCAATAAAATCAAATTCTTCATATTTAGCAGCCATACCGGTAGAACCAGAACCCATAAATGGATCTAAAACAGTACCATCTTTCGGTGTAACCATTCTACATAAATATTTCATTAACTCTACAGGTTTAACCGTTGGATGTACATTCTTTCGTTCTGTTACAAATCTTCCAGTAACATCATTATCTATCTTTGATTTATCCATTTCATGTGGATCTCGTCTACCAGACATACTTGATGTCTTTTTGATAGGCATTCCATCACAACCCTGATTTCTCTCTTTCTTAGACACCTTTGGCGAATAGAAATATCGTGAGGCAGAACCCTCATCACCATATTCTCTACCGGCTGGGGTACCAGTTGATTTATCCCGAATACCACCAGATTTTGAACCTTCACCTTTGTATTTACCAGCTTTAGTATCTGGAAATACCCCTTTCACCGCATCAGAACCATCATGCATTACATTTGACGGAAATCTACCTCTTGGGTCTGCATCAGCATAATGATTTACTTCCTGTTTCATACCTGAGTTTTCATTAGTAAATACATTATCATCGGGTCGAGATTTACGATTAGTTGTTTTCCGTTTTGGAAATACCTCTTTCACAACATCAGAACCATCATGCATTACATTTGATGGGAATCTACCTAACTCACTTGATCCTGTTTTTTCTCCAGCATATCCACCAACATAAACATCTTTTGCCATCTTGTCGGTTTTCCAAGTTCCTTTACCACCTAATCTTGAATCATCACCCTCGGATAATCCCACTCTACAACCATCAATATTAATACCACCAGTTCCATGCTTCAGAACATTTGCGACAATAGTCTTTTCTGATAATGGTTTCCTAGCCATAACAACAGGTTCGTGTGCTGGTTTGAGTGCGGTTCCCCACCCCTCATATTCTGAATTACCCATGGTTTCTTTATATGAATCATCACTTTTCCAATCATCATCATGCATAACTCCGAGTGAACTCATAGGTTTCCCTTTACCGACAACATCTCTTTCATTACCAAGTTTCTTATCAATCTGTTTTCCGATATTCAAACTCTTTGGAAATCCAGAACCATATAACCACATAATCTGATCTCGTATCTCAAACCCAGCGTCCTCAATAGCAACTGCCATTCTATGATAGGTTCTAGAACCAGAAAATGCAAGTAAATGACCACCCGGTTTCAATAACTTTAATGCCAATTCCCATGTTTCTTTAGAAAATGCTATACCAGTATCATCCCATTGTTTCCCCATAAATCCTAACTCATATGGAGGATCCGTAACAATTGAATCAACTTGCACACCATCATCTATCATCTGTTTCATTCTATCAATACAATCGTCACAATACAGTATCATCACCACCATCCTTACTGGGGAAAAAATCATTTACTTGATGACCTTTAAATTTAATAGTATCAGGGTTTTCAAAACACGACTCATAACCCTTCCACAACGATTCCATCCTTAACTCAAATAATTTGGATACTGCAACAATATCTTCACGTTCTGAACTAACTCTCATTTTTTTAATAATTAATTCTAAATCATCAGAAAATCCCCACACCTTCATTATTAATTGATCTAACTCATACAACCTATCTATTTTATCTTTCTTCATAATCTACCTCTATACTTGTTATACATCCCCATATAATAATTATAACACATAGCAGAACAATACATATTTTCACACTTTTCTATCCACTCATCACTAGGATATCCATCATCATAATATACCGCCAATGGTCTATACACAGGAGCATTTATATCAAAAAAGGCATACTTCCCATTTACTCTTTGTAATTCTGGTATATTAATAAGTCCAACAGACACCCTCTTTATCACATATAAATTTTTCATCAGTCGACTCGCACCAACAGATGTTGCATCACACATCTGCACACACAGGTACAAGTGAACACACCCACCTAATACCATATCTATCAAATGAAACCTTATAGATATTAAACACATTACGCACATTAACATCTAATACAATACCATATCCATATCTTCCAGATATAACACCATCTCCACTACATATTTCTCTCATAACTATTCCCTACTAAAATTGGTGGGTCTGGTAGGACTCGAACCTACACTCGGCCGATTATGAGTCGGATGCATTAACCATTATGCTACAGACCCCATTCTTTAAAACAAATGATAAGCAAAATATATTCCTGTCACAACCAAATGAAATAAAACTAAATTCGGTTCAAACGTTATTTTTCTATCTATTAAATTAACTAACATATTCTCCCCAATTAAAACAACTTTATAACATATAATACCACAATATGACTCAAATGTCAAGTCTTTTTTCAATAAACATTGAAATTCTTTCCCATATTAAATCAGAATTATTATACAATATACCATGACAATCAGAACCAATAATATGCATTTCTTTATCTACAGAAGATATATTATTATATATATAATCAGCACCATCTACTGAAACTAATGTGTCATCCTTAGAATAAATGACCAACATAGGTATTGTTACATCACATAAACACTTCTTCACACTTTTAACTAATTTACCTATTTCATATATACTACGTGTGGGAACTAACCAATAATTAATATGTTCATTCTCTGGAATATTCTTAAAAAAAGGTTTCACTCCATTATTCCCTATCACCAAACCCACCACCCTATTAACATAATAAACTAATGGTGCAAATTTAACCCGGAAATCCGTATAAAAAAATGGAGCTGATATAACAACTACTGATTTAACTCTATAATCAGAAGAAAATTCTTCACGTAATGCAATAAGTCCGCCAGTAGAAAATCCAACAATCACAATATTTTCAGATAACATAGAAGTTATTTGAAAATACTCGTATACTGATTTAATCCAATCTTCATAACTATATGATAACAAATCATAAGGTGATGTACCATGTCCAACTATTCTTGCACCAACTACAATATATCCTATACCACATAAATATTCACCAAAACCTCTAACTTCATATGGAGATGACAATAATCCATGGATTAATAACACAACAATACCATTAGACTTCTTAGGAAATAGAATAAATGGTTTATTATCAGAAGAATTAATACCATCAAATTTAGAATTATATTTATCATTAATATACATATTCTTATCATACTCATATGACAACTGTTGGTCGTCCAATAAATGCATTGCAATATCTTTGTTACTAATAGTATCTACACTTTCAACAATCTTATTAATAACTTTACCAACAATAGAAACCGGCTGTACTTCATTATAATATACAACTAATAAATTCTCAACCCTAACCGTCAACGGATCTACACCAGAATCAAAATTACCAGATAAGTATATAACATCACCACCAATAATTAGCAATCCTTGTTTTTCAAGAGAATCAATATACTTAATCATGTTAACATTATTACCATTTAATATATCACCATATATATTAGGTATCATTAAACCATCGTGCAACCTCACTCCTGATTTATGTTGTAATGTTTTTAATGTTAAATATAACTCCTTATAAAGTGTTTTCTTATTTACAAATGATATATTTTGTTTGAATCTATACATCAATAAACAAGATGTCAGATGGCTTAAATTAATAGTAACATAAGAATAAATACTTTTAGTGTAAAAGTCACGTGTAACATTAGAACACTTTATGAGATGTTTATGCAACATCTCACCTTTCCAAGACTTATCAACACTACCAATAGAAAACACATCATCTAAGGATTTTATAGAATCAGTAAATGTTTCAGTTAAAGATGACTTCCATGAATGCCAAATACCGGAGGTAGATATCACTTTACTCATAACAACATCCATATCAGTATCTTTAGTAATTAAATTCCCCTCAACTATCAATTCTTCTGTTTGTCGTAATGTAAGTCCATTAGAAATATATTCAACAGCCTTCAATAAAACATTATCAGTCGCACGTAAAGGATAAAACGTTATATTAGATGCAACTATATTAGTAGGTATTTCTACTGCTGCCAATAACTCATCCAAACTATGAAAATCTAATTCCTTTTGCCACATTAATAATCTATCCATATCCATATCTCTATGAGCATTACGAACTATGAACTTAAACACCTCCAACCCATGTGACAAAACAGCTGCACCAGTATGTTGTTTCCGCACTTTCATGGTTGTTTGACATAACATATTATAATGTCCTTCATCATCAACAACCCGATGATCCTTTACCATCCCACCTTCAGGGAAAATAACTACTTTATGACCATGTAATATTTGTTTTGCTAATATAGAAAACAACCTTGGATGATCATGTGGTACAACCCCCAACTTCGTTAAATACGATGACAATATACCATCATTTTTAAAAAATTCACCAGAACCAACAGAATAACAATAACTACCATTTTCTTCATGTATCAAATATTGAGGAATAAATGTTTCTATACGAGAAAAATGATTAAATACAAATATACTACCATCATTTATATTACACGCAGAATGAATATTAACATTCATGCGTAACACTTTCTTCATAATACGAAATGCTCGTAAAGACAAACGATACATACGTTTGTCTATATCAACCCAATCATGATTATACTTAGAAAGTTTCATAATGTTAAAAAACCATCAAGTGTCGGAATATTCTTACGTTCAATCTCAGTATTAACATTCTCTTTAGTTATCTTAAAAAACTGTTCTGATGCTTCAAATCCAATATACTTTCTACCAAGTTGTGATGCTCTAACTAATGTAGTTCCTGTGCCAGAAAAGGGGTCAAGAACAACACCACCTACTGGACAACCCGCAATTATAGGTTTATCAATTAATTCTGAATTATATGAAGCAAGGTGTGAAGAACGATTACCCTTTATCGTGATATTCCAAAAATCAGACACATCACCCGGGTTCTTTCCTTTTGGATTTAATGAAGTATTACCACTATTGTATTCATCAATATCACGTCCACCATTCTTTGGTCTAGAAAGAGTTTGAGCGGAACTCACCCCAATACCAGTAGAATACTTATTTTCATTAGTACCACGTAAGGCTCTTTTAATAGAAGTAGTCATATTCTCATCACGAATAGAATCAAGGTCAAAATAATAACCTTTAGGTTTCTTCGTCATTAAAAATATATATTCGTGTTTCTTTGAGAATCTATCACGAACTGATTCCGGCATACCATTTCTCTTTGCCCAGATTATATCATTACGAATAGTCCATCCACGGTCATAACAACCAATAGCAAATCTATGAGGAATCAATAATAAACTTTTAGGTTTCAAATCAGATGGTTGGTTAATCTTCATACCACCCAAATAATCACCAGTTCTACTTCCAGTATGACCAGTATTAAGTCCACCAGATTTAGTAGAATATGTATCACCAAGATTGATCCATACAGTACCAGTATCTTTTAAAACTCTATGAATTTCATCCATCATTTCCCATAAATGTTCAAGATATTCTTGGAATGTGGGTTCTAATCCCCACTGACCATCAAACCCATAATCCCTTAATTGCCAATATGGTGGTGACGTAATGACACAATCAATAGAATTATCATCTAACTTTTTGAAACCTTCCATGATGTCACAATTATATATTTTATCCAAATTAAACCCCCCACTATATTCATAGTATACCACACCCCAACTTAATTGTCAAGGTGTTTATTAATTTTTTTCCATTGCCGTGCCAAATGAAGGTCTATTAATACAACGGTCAACATACGATTTAAGATGTGGGAAATCATGTAAAAGTTCTGGGAACCAATTCAATGTAGATGATACCATTATATCAACAACAGAAAATTCATGTCCTATCATATATGGACGTTGAACCATCATTGGATTATTACCATTCATAGAATTATTAATAACTACTAATATTTTTTTATATCGTTCTAATGAATACTCAACTACAGACTGTCTACGTTTTTCTTTAGGCAACAACTTACTGTGTAAAAATAAATCCACCAACGGATACTCCATAGTAGAAGTAACATAAAACATCCATTTCAAATACTCAGACCGATATAAACTAGACACGTCAGGAGACAACCCCGATTCGGGATTCATATCACACAAATACATACAAATAGCACCAGCCTCCCATATAACATTATTATTATATTTTAATGTCGGGACAGATGCATTCGGATTTATTGTTAGATAGTCTCTATTAGTTTTACCATCACCGAATATGTCTATTGGTGTTAACGTGTAATCAACACCTAATTCTTCTAACAACCATAAAGGTCTAAATGACCTTGTATCAGTACAATGATACAGCTCAATAACATCTTTACTCATATTCACTCCTACAAATTAGTTGGATTCACCGAGAAATATAATGCAAATGTCTTTACCGTGTCAGGGTATACATGTTCATTATATTCTAATACTTTTCCTTCCTCTAAAAATTCACGTTTCAATAAACACTTGTCAACATGATTTGGTAAATTATCAAAATTATCATATAAATTCTGCATCACCTCATGATGTCTTGTTTCTGAATATATATTATTACTATCTGGATGATGAGTAAACAAATATGAATACATCAAATAGTATCCTATTTCTTTTTCTAAATTGTATTTATCAGACTCCATATACTCATAATACTTATCAATCTTCATATCATTGATTCCGTTTATTACCAATAGAATCACCATAAGCTAAACTCAACGGTAATAACTTATTTAATGGTAAGTCAATCTGTATAACATTAAGTTTCATATTTTTGTTTATCAATAACGCAGATAAAAATCTATGATGACCATCAATAATACGATTATCAGACGATACTATTAACGTCTTAGAATTCAATAAATCGATAGTGGATTCAACACCATTCTTAGATATGGTTTTAAACCCCTTATCAAAATATATTTGAGCCTGAATTGGTATCAAATCCTTTGCAGAAATCTTCCCACGCACAATAGATACAACATCATCTTCAGCATCACCGTCATATTTCTTTAATCCTGACTTTAAAAAACTATTAGCTTTAGTGCCAGACAATCCTTCTGGAAATGGATTTGATTGATCAGTATCATCTGCAAATGGTTTTGTTATATCTAAAAACCCCTTAGACAATCTCTTTTGAAATTTATTAACATCCTTTGATGTTATAACAGGCATATCCTTTCTTTTAGTATGTCCTTTACGAGCCAACTTCTGTGCTAAAATATAATTAGAATCAAAATCAGGGATATCTTCATCTAACGTAGACATCTTACTCAATGCAAACTTACGGGCATCTGATAGAGACGTAGTAAGAAGTTCAAGTTTACCAGCCGCAGCACCACCACCCTTTTCCATTAAATAATTCTTAAATGATTTCATTTCTCCCAACCTTTTATTATATCTTTTGAAAAATTATTTGCTGAAAATTCCATTCGGTTTACCAATTTAACAGCATTATCATTACGATCAATTGCAACAAATCCTTCTGAACCAGATACTTTAAATCCATCCTTGGTTCTTACAAAGGTAGATATATCAGACACACTCTCCATTTTGTCTATTAAAATCTCTTTAGCATCAACTAAATGATTTTGTAACTCAAACATCAATCTTAAATTCTTTTTATTAGAATCCGAAAAAAAACTTAAAACATCTTCTCTTGATTTCGACTTTTTAGCTTTGCCTTTATCAGACTTCAATTTGTCAATATCTTTTTGATACTTATCTGAAATATATTTAATAAGTTCATCTGTGTGTTTTCTAGTATTTGTAATCTTCTCTTGTGACCTAACTTTAGTATTATTAAACGTATTAATCAACTGATTAATAACTGAATTGGTAGAAACATCATTTAATGTTGTTGCAGATATTTTTCTAAATATCTTACCAGCATCAGATAAATGTGATGTAACTATATCAGTTTCAGATTTAGTCATAGTCGCGGTTCCAGACAAATCAGTAAGGTCAGCAGTTCTCGTCCATACACTCGAAGTCTTTTTAAAGTCACGAATACTAATATTAAATGATGCAGACATATTCTCAAAAGAATCACCAGTATATTTTGTATGCCAAACAACACCTATCTTTGACTGTAATATAGAACCAGCCTGTGATGTTGGTACAGCGTATACTATCGTATTAGGATGAAAGGTAACATAAGACTCACCATCAATTGTTTCATTCTTAAGATCAGAATTAGTATACATAATATCACCTTGCATGACACCCTTAATACCAAGTTTCCTTAATTCAGTATATGCAATCTTTAACTTACTAGCTAAATCACCAGAAGTGTCGTCATCTATATCGTTATGTGACTTATATACTTTTGGATTCTTATTAAATATACCCTTCTTCGCAACAAAAAACTGTCCATCTGTCGGGTCAATACCAGCAAACACAGCAGGAGCGCCATCCCACTTAACAGTAACTGAATGTGAAGTATTAGAATTACCAGACAACATATCTCTCAATGACCTTAAAGCATTAATGGCACCACGTGTGCCATTAACGCCACCATCAAGGACAAGATCCTCAATATGAGTCATATGAGTATTTTTAGCTTCTGTTACATATTCTTGAAATGTTAACATATATTACAACTCTAATTGTAAAATTATATTTATAATATTAAAACTGTTCCTCTTCAGTAGAACCATCCATAGCAGTAACCGATGAGTTACCACCTTGTATAACATTTGTAACAGAATCAAAATAACCAGCACCAACTTCCTCTTGATGCCTTGCAAATGTATATCCATCTTTAACCGAATTAAACTCAGGTTCTTGGACACCCTCCACATAAGCAGTCATACCACGTTCAACATAATCTTTTGACAACTCAAACATAGAATGCCACATATCATGAATACCAGCCAGCGTAATAAATTGCCACTTGAACCCCATCTCTCCCAATTTTTGTTGATAGTGCGCTATTTCTTCATCACTCAAATTCCTCTTCCAATTAAAAGACGGTGAGCAGTTATAAGCCAGCAACTTGCCAGGATACTGTTGGTGTATCGCAGTCGCAAATTTTTGAGCCTCTTCTAAATTCGGCACCGCAGTTTCACACCAAAGCATATCAGCATAAGCCGCATAAGATAATCCCCTTGATATCGCTTGGTCTATTCCGCAGTTGACTCTAAAAAAACCCTCTTCAGTTCTCTCCCCTGTGACGAATTCCTTGTCACGAACATCAATATCAGATGTCAGCAAAGTTGCTGCGTTAGCATCTGTCCTTGCGATAATAACGATAGGCACACCCATAACATCAGATGCCAATCTCGCGGATACTAGTTTCTGGATTGCCTCTTGGGTTGGCACTAACACCTTACCACCCATGTGTCCACATTTCTTAGCAGATGACAGTTGATCTTCTAAATGAATACCAGACACACCACACTCTATCATAGATTTAGTCAACTCATAAGAGTTCAACACCCCCCCAAACCCAGCCTCAGCATCTGCGATAATTGGAGCAAAGTAATCAATATCATTTCTTCCCTTATTCCATTGGATTTCATCTGCTCTACGGAATGTATTATTAATACGTCTTACCATCATTGGTACTGAATTATATGCATATAATGATTGATCTGGATACATAGTTTCTGACGAATTACCATCAGCAGCAACTTGCCAACCTGATAAATATATAACCTTAATACCAGCCTTAACTTGTTGCATTGCCTGTCCAGCAGTTATAGCACCCATAGAATTAACATATCCATCTTCGTTAATCAATTTCCAAAGTTTTTTAGAACCCACGGTAGACACTGTATATTCTTCATCAAACGAACCACTTAACCTAATAACATCTTCTGCCGAATAATCACGTTTGACATTCAACCAACGCTCATTCTCTCTCCAATCTTTCTCTAAAGTTCGAACTCTACCCAATTGTTCCATAAATAAATTCTCCTATTTTAATTAACCTTCACAACTAACACAACCATCCTGACTAACAAATTCACCCCTTACACCTGTCAACAAATCTTGACCAGATGGGGTTTCCGTATAATCCGTCATAGTATTCTGTTCTATCTTTTCCGATAATATTTCAGTACGATTTGATGTTTCTGTTCTTAAATAATATAACGACTTATTACCAAATTTCCACGCATTATAATGTACTTCGTGTAAATATTTCTTATCAACTCCTGCGGGGAAAAATACATTCAAACTTTGGGATTGACAAATATATTTTGCACGCTGACCACCCAAACGAACAATTGCATTTTGATCTATCTCAATTGCCGTTTTAAATACTTCTTTTTCATGTGACGTTAAGAAATCCAAATGTTGAACAGAACCATTATTAGCAATAATAGAATTCCATATATGTTCATTATCTTTATCATAATCAATCAACAATTTCTTAATATATCTATTTTTAATCAAATGACTCCCAGCACGTGTTCTATGAACAAATGCATTAGCCTTTATAGGTTCAATAGATGGAGATGTTGAAGCAATACTTGAACTATTTGCGTTAGGGGCAACTGCCAACAAATTAGCATTTCTTCTTCCAGTACCAATCATATCAGAACACTCACCATATTGTTTTCCTAATTCCAATGACTGTTCAACTGCCTCGTTTTTAATATATGAAAATATTTCCTCATTAAGTTCTGCGGCAGATTGACTACCAAAAGGTATAGACTGTTTCATTAATAAATTATGCCAACCCATAGCACCTATACCAATTGACCGTTCCTGACTAGCAGAATATCTAGCCTTACCTATATCACACGGAGCGTGTTCTATAAAATAAGTTAATACATTATCTAAAAAAACAGTTAAATCTTTCACTAAAGAAGTTCCTTTCCACTCATCATAAGTTTCAAGATTCAATGAACTTAAACAACATACAGCAGTGCGTTCTTCATTAGTAGGTAGAGTTATTTCACAACAAAGATTAGAACCTCTTGAGAACAATCCTTTATCTTTTTGTGTTTGTGGATATGCATCATTTGCCGTATCAATAAAATATATGTATGGTTCACCAGTACGATATCGTGTTTCTAATAGAGTTTCCCATAACTCTCTAGCCATAACAGTATCGGTGGGATCACCAGATTTTGGATCAATAAGTTCCCATACTGAATCACTTTCAACTGCATTCATAAAACTATTAGGAACATTAACACCATGATGTAAATTAAGACACTTCCTATTAACATCACCCGTAGGTATTCTCAAAGACATAAACTCTAAAATATCAGGATGTGATATATCCATATACGCAGCATACGACCCCTTACGAGTGATACCTTGTTTATATGCAGTCATATCAGCATCCACAGTATGTAAAAATGGTATTGGTCCTGGTGCTATATCTGATACAGAACGAACATCCGACCAATGTCCACCAACACCACCACCCTTAACTGACAACCACCTCAATTCAGATGTGTGTTCTATTAAACCCTCTAATGTGTCTGGTACATATCCCAAAAAACATGATATTGGTAACCCACGCACAAGTTCTTCCTTTTCTGGTGCATTTGACAAAATAGGAGATGAAAACATAAACCAATTCTTGTCAACATATGAATATATTCGTTTTGCCAATTTCTCATCATCAAAACTAAAAGCATCAGATGTTCGTTTAAATGCATCCTCTGGAGTATCTTCATACTCCCTCATATAATAATCACGTAATAACTTCAACCCCTGTTCACTTATATTCATATATTATTCCTGTTTTTGTGTTCCTTTATATTCATTATCCATGGCATTCCATAAAACCTCATCCTTTACTTGATGTTCTGCATTATCATATTCCAAATCCTTTATCTTATGTTTTAATTCGTCATTCTCTTTTTTTAAAAAGTCAAGTTCGTCTTTGATTCCCATAAATCTCTCCTAACATCGTTTCCATTGATTAAGACATGCCTTCGCCGATAATCCATATTTTACATTATTAGATATAACTTTTTGTAAATCTTCCTCCGTATAACCATTAATGATCATGTCATTAATGTCTTTTTCATTAATCTCATCAGGCCATATAAGTACACCATATTCGTGTTCTATAACCTTCTCCATTTTCTTTACTATCTGTATATTTCTAGGTTCATTATCATATATAAAACCCACATCATCAAACTTCTTAAAAATATCCAAATCACAATCACTTCCAGCCATTGCTACAGAATTATCAACAAACAATGAATCTAATGGTCCTTCTAATACATATACCATATTAGTATCATCAACCGTATCCATACCATATATCTTCAATGAATCATCTTTTACTTTTATAGTAATATATCTAATAGAAGAATCACCAATAGATCTACCTTGTATAGCAGTTAAATTATATTTATCATCATAAAATGGTATTACTATTCTAGGATCATTTTTAATCAAAGAATATGTATTCTTCGGTAATATAGAATCCACCATAAGTTTAAAATCATCAGAATAATATAATGACTGTAATTTAGTTATCTTTCTATTCTTTATATACTTCAATGCAGTATGATTTTCATCTAATTCAGACAATTTAACCACATTATCATAATTAAAACTTTTTACCTTTTTATAAGAAAAATCCATATCATATTTAACTGCAACTTCTTTCTTGATTTTCTTATTAGATATCGATTTCCCCTCTTTCCATAAATCCATTACATACTCGTCATATAATGGTTTGTCAACAATTTTAATAAAATTCTTTAAAGTCATCGACGCACCGCAATTATGACACATATAAAAATAATTATTCTTTTTTAAATATATAAATCCACGTGATTTTACTTTATTCTTTTGCGAATCACCACACAAAGGACACCTAAAATTATAAAGAGACTCTTTTTTCTTTACAAACATATCAAACTTATAAGACATTCTCATAATATAAGAATTATCTATATAACTCATATCACCACCTCACATCATATTAAATAATTTATACCTCGTTGTGTCTATATAATATCATCATACTACCATAAGTATCATCCTGAATCACAACATTCTTTTTTGGATTACTTTTAATATACTTTCTAACATCCTTAGCCTCTTCAGATGACATATAATTCTTCCATCTCGCATACTTCTTCTTACCTTTCATCAATTTTACATATGTGTTAAATGTTACAGGATATACTGAAAACCCACCAAATTTAGATGGTGGAGTTTTTCCCAAACCCGCAAAATTACTAATCTCCCCACCCGAACTCATAGGTCCAATAGAATTTGCAAATTCCTCAGTTAACAATAACTCATCAACCTTCTTAAATTCTATAGAATTTACATATTCAATTAAACATAATTTCAATATACGTGATGTGTTTTCATCAAACTCACTTTCTCTAATTAACGCAAATGCCGCGGCATAAGAAGCAATTTGACTTTTACCACCAGGCACTTTACCAAGTAATCGTTTTAAATTAAAAATCAACCTATGCAATAAAGTATAAGAATCCTTCTCCACCGTTTTATTTAAATCTTTAGACTTCCTAAGAGCAACACCGTTCTTATCAATAATACCATGTTTAAAAGCATCTTGTTTATGCCAAGGTCTAGTCAATATTCTTAAAAATCTATAAGAAATAAACCCATCTATAACTGCCGTCATTACAACTCCCTTAAAATTAAAAAAATATCTCTATCAATATCAATTGAAATGGTATCTACATCAACAGACCCAATACCATATACCTTATTAGGTAATCTATCCATAAATAATAAAAATGTTTTTAATATATAATAATATTCTACATCAATTTTAAAAAATAATAATCTAGTACAAGATTCAGATTCCAATATATTATATAACACTATTAAATGATTTAATATCAATCTTTCTTTTAAAATATCTCTAACATGATATCGATAAAATAATCGTTTGATATATTCAAATCGTTTCATATCATCACTAAACTCGTCCATAGTACAACAACTATAATTCATATACGACTTCATCTGATACATAACTACATTCTTACTTGTCAAAACTTCAAACATGATATTAACTAAAACCTACTTATCTGATACATTCTTCTTTTTCTTAGCAGATTTGGGTTTCTTAACAACTTTAGGTTTCTCTTCAACAACTTCAACAACTTCATCAACCACTAAACCGCGTCTTGCAACCAATAATTCCTTAGTTCTTGGATGTCTCCAACCTTGAGGACTAGCTACCGCATCTTTGGCCCATCTTGGTGGCATTTGTTTTTCTACCGACATATCTTTTCTCCTATTTTATCTAATTCATTTAAGTTTTTTACCTTTGTAGACAATTCCACAAGATAACTATTATATTTATATAATTCCTCTGATATAATAAATTTATACAATTCATCCGGAGTCTGTTCAATAACACTATAACTATCTAAACAATCAAAGTACTCAGACAACATCAAACTATCATTTGCAATAAAATCATATATATCTTCACTGATTCCCATACCACTACGTACATCATTCATTAATGATTCTCCACCCTTAAATGATGTGGGAAGTCCTTTTTTAAAATTGTCATAATCATTTGCGGCTGCAGCCAATCGCATTTTTGATGCCGACATCCCAACCACTCCCTCTGCATCTGGATCACGTCTACCAGCAGATTTAACAGTAATAGTATTAAAATTATAATACCCATGTCTAGCCTTAACATCATTATACTTTTTCATTAATAATTCGAACTCATTAACCCTATCAGCACCAACCACCATAGTAACGTTTTTATATCCACCTTTATAAATATGAACTAATATATCAAAAACATTATTTATATTTTTATCAGTCATTATATTTGAAGAATGTTTTGGAAACATCTGTTTCACATATTTCAACTTGTCAGAAAAGGTTAATGGGTTTTTCTTAGAATCATGACTCTTTGATAAATACATTCTATATTCGCCAGTAGACACAGAAGATAATGCATCTAATAATTTACCATGACCTGTTGTTGGTGGATTCAATCTACCAAATGAAAAAGTAATTTCTTTATCCATTATCTCTATCCCCACCAGTTAATAACAAAATCTCATCAATCTGTTTTTTTATTATCACTTCACGATTTGGCCAATAAATATAATCTTTATCATCATTCTTCATTAAATTATATAATAATGGCATAATCATACGCTCAACTTTCAACAATTTATCCTCGACAACTTCTTTACTTATATCAATACTACTGGATTTATCTTCGTAAAGTTGTTTTGTAGATAATAACTCACGCAATACATCATTTTGTTTCTCCAAAAAAACATCCATCTTCTCTAATACATGTTTTACTTCCACATTAGTAGTATCTATCTTTTTTGAAACCTCGTCATTTGTTGATTTTATACTAACTAGTTCTTCTTCGTCTACTGCCGTAAATCCAAAATCTATCTCGTCGTATTTATATTCATTAACCATCTTAATTCCTACTTATTAAATATATATTTATCTTTTTCAACATATAGTTCTTCCATAAGTCCATCTACAATAATTTCCACATTCTCAATATTACTAGATTCTATAGTTTCAGACCTACAAGTAAACCATCGTTTTAATTCATATAATATCAGACGTTCTATATACAGAACGTCCTTCTTTTCAATGTCAAGTTCATAAATTTTATAATAACTCAAAGTTGGATCACTCGTTCTATAAGACTTAATACGTTGATCTGTATTCTTAGTGATGCCAACCTTGATTCTGTTATCATGTATTTTTATTATATAATAATAATACATTACTCCAATGGACTTTCAATACTTTCAATACGACTTTCAAGAAACATCTTGCGATTACGTTGCAACATATCCCACTTTTCATCCATTTCCATCTTAGATCCACCATCATATGGCACAGCAAATCCTTCCATAACAAGAGTATCATTAATACTTCTATCATCAGATTCTGTTATAAACAACTCACCTAGTACTCTACCATACTTACCAACACCATGAGATTTTATGATAAACTCACCATCATTCTCATCTATTATCTCATATAAACGATGTTTGGCTGCTATCCCCAATTCCTTTTCTTCAAGAAACTTCGTCCTTGACTCTGCCGTATCAATAAACATTAATCTAATTCGTTTTGTAACCGATACATCAAATCCCAAATCAATATAAGCATCTAATGTATCACCGTCAACAATACGTTTTAAAATGGCATTATAAGTATACACTATTCTTCCTCATCTGTAGTATCAACTTCTTCAAGAGTACCATCCAAATAATGCATATACGTACCAATAATATATTTATCATTAGATTTTGGAACATCACCTACATGTGGGTGTGTCCAAAATGGAGGAAATATTGCAATAGTACCTTTCTTGGGTTTAATATTAATACCATATTCAGGAAATATAGTTTCACCACCTTCCTCAACATCATTTAAATATAAAAATATAACCAAAAACCTTCTTGCAGATGGGTGATCACCAACATCCACATGATAATTGAAAAAATCTTCCTTTTCTGTACTATATTTTTTAATTCTAATCTCTTCGCAAGCAGCATTTCTAGGGAAAAATGATATATTATAAAATCTACGATAACTCTCAATATAATCATATATCATTGACATAAAGTCATATGAAAGTTTAGATGGTTGGGTGGTTGGCTCCTTACCATCTACTAACTCATTATCAAATAAATTCAATTCTGTGAATTGACGGTAGTCTGGATGTACAGTATTAGTATGATCTGCCTCATTTTCATCAAAGAACTCCACAACCTTATCACACCATTCATCTGGTATTGCATTTTCCCATGTTGAAACAAAAGCCGAATTAGTAGTCGGTTCGATAACCTCAAAATCGTCGGTTGATTCCGTTTCTTCACTTTCTATATTTACACTTTCGTTATTAACTTCAACATCACTCAATTCAACAGTTCCTACTACTTCTTCTTTACTCATAATACTATCTCCACATTTCCAATACGTTTATTATTCCCGACACCAGTATAAT